ACCCTCCGTAACTAGTACGGAGGGGCCCACCGGAGCTTTAGGTAGACGGCATCCGGTCGTCCCTGACGTTCCAAGTGATCTGCACTATACGGGTCCTCACCCGTTTTGAGCAGATACTTGAGTAGCGCGTACTCCCCATCCAGTTGAGAGACTGGACTGGGGGAGTGCTCCACATATCCTTTCACAAGGGGTCTGTGGAGACTACTGCACACTCGCTCGGTATCATAACCGAGAAAGCTAGTACGCCCTACAACAGGAGATGATGGCTGAACAGCGGGGAAGTAACGAATAAACTTCTCAATTCGTTCGTCCAACCATCGAGCAGCACTCCAAAGTCCACGCTCATAGAGCTGGTTCCTCAAAGATGCTGCCGATAGAATCTCCTGCGCGTCTCGTCGTGTTTTCGGAAGTACTCTACGACAGCGAGCGACAGTAACGTCCTCGCCTGCAAAGTACTCAGCACCGCAAGACTCTCTGAACATTCCAGTCCAGAAACTCTTAGCAGTGTTGACCTTGAATCCATAAGATCCAAGTTCCGTCTGCACGATTGCTGCAATGTCGTTAGGGACAATGATATCGTCCCCGAAGACGCGCACCGATCGTCTATACCGCTGTATCATTGGTATAGATAGCTGCTGCTGCTCCTTCTTCTCAATGGCGAGGTAGATGATCGTAAGAAAGACCATCGCCTCAATTGGGAAAGTCAGAGCAGAGCCCATAGATGCGAACTTGGACAGGCGGATCTCGCCATGTCCAGGTACATCAGCTGTTTGAGTCCTGCACGCCTGGATGGCGTGTGACGTGTATCCGATGCCAAAGATTGCACGGACCAGCTGATTCGAAACACGGTCGGAAGCTTCACTAAGATCTAGTGTAGCAAGAGATCCGTCCGTAGAGCCTAACTCGGCCATAAGCCGGTTAACCTCTGCGTCGCGGAACCCAATCTGACCTCTGATCAGGTCGTTCTGTTCGAGCAACCTAGTCAGATCACGGGCTATCGCCTGCTGAGCATACTGCATAGCAGTCGGCTCGATAGCAATAATCCGTGGTGTTTTGAGCGTTTTAGGTACAAGGACTACCTTTACAGGTAGCTCTTTACCGGGCTCGATAGATGTCACGCCGTCAAGGAGGTAATTAAACCTCCAATTCGGGATGCAGTACTCCCCATAAGGGAGCTGCTTCTCTAGACGGGCGGGCCAGGCACGCTGGACAAACTTAGCGTTTCCGCTGAGTCTGTCTGCGGTTTTGCCTGGTCCATGTTTTGGAACGAGCTTGTGATCACGGATAAGTATATCCAATTCACAAAGCAAAGGACCAAAAAGCATCCTAGCAACACGGCGGAAGTCAGAAAGACTTTTACCAATGTTGTCAAAATGCTTGACATCTGCTTCGGTTCGAACGTATGCTTTGAGGGCATCCTGGTTCCTTTCTTCCGAGGTAGGAAGGAGGATCTTACCATACATCAGCGTAAGCTGACGAATGGCGCGGATAGCCTCAATGCTACAATCTTGCCGAAGTACAGCAGTTTCCGGATCGAAAACGAGCTCGAAGAAACCTCCTAGAAATAAGGGGAGACTTCCTCTCTTCTTGAAACCAACGAAGAGAGATGGAGTGACCTGCTCATCTGCAAGGGCCTTTTCAAAGTCCTTACAGAGATTAGGCAGGGTTATCGTGAGAAACGATAACCCCTCGTTCTCAACCCGTCTCGTGACTTCTTCATAATCACGAGAGGCACTTGTGCAGCACCAGGTAGCATATTGATCTGCTACCTCCTTCCAGAGTAACATAAGGCTTTTCACCAATTCCTCCTAATGGGGTAATGTGGATCCATTAGCCATATGTCAACTCTCCCCTTGAGAGCTCAGCTCTCACCGTTCATGAACTTGACCAGATTGGCGTTCGTGCTTGCAGTCAGCAAGCCGAACGTTACAACGGCCAGGTCCTTGGTATACGTCGGCGTAAGCGTTGACGTAGTACCAATGAGCGGAACGTCGCAAGCAACCCAGACCGAAGCGGTTTGGGCCTGGTTCTGTGCCGAGACCAACGGATTGGCCTCCAGAACCTGCTTGTCGATACGGAAGAGCCGCTGAGCGCGGCCCTTCGTATACCGGTGGCTCACTCGGAGAGTGAGACCGTCGGTGGCGTTTGCAAAAGCGCCCGACGAATCACTGGAACCGGTCCTCGCAAGCGAGGAACCGGTGACAACTCCAGTGGTTACGAACGAAAGGGGATCGCTAAACATTGGCATTACTCCTTCACTGTCGTCTCACGACGATAGAGTTGGCTAGGTGTATTTCACCTTAACCAGGGTGAACCGCCCCTAGATAAGCCAAGAGCGGCGATGATGGCCTTCTGGGTACCAGAAAGATCAGTACTCAGATTAAGGCCAAATCCATAAGGTGTGGCATTCTGTCGTTGACAATACTTGTCCTCGGTTACTTTAGAGCAACCGAGGGCGTGATTAGTAACGACAGTAGTGGACTTCGATTCGTGCATGATGTAGCCATATTGCATGGCTAAACCATCATGCCCGAGCGCTGAGATGTTATGGATCACATCTCCGGCGTTGGAAAACCAATCGACAGCCCACGACCACGGAGTTAGATTCCAGATGACCTCAGGTGTTAACCTGAGACCTAATAGCTTATCAGCTTCGGCTTCTGCCCTACGAAATGAATCAAGAGCAGAAGAACCGACTGGAACATAGTACTTAAAGGCTCCTGCAAACCAAGTCCTCTCTTTGAGGATTGCAGAAACACTGCCTCTAAAGAAACTATTCAGTGCTGCAGAGATAATCATATTATCTCTAGTTTCACTGACTGACTCTAGTTTGTCGGGGAACGCATACCTGGCTCTGGTTTTCTTACCAGAGCCGGCTCTAAAGTTTTCGATGATTTTGTTATGATGTTTTACTGCATAACAAAATTTCTTGACATCAGAGACCATGGGTAGCCATCCAAATTGGACGTTAAGGTATTCATCACCAGAAAGCTTTAAAGCTTCCTTGGTTTTGGCCTTAAGTACCCCGTTAAGTGGAATCCGAGGAAGCTCCTGCAGGCTTTCGCCTATTGCAGTAGCTCCTTGGAACACTGGCTTTGTTGGTTCGCAACGTGCAATAGCAGTTGCTCCCAACGCGTCCAGTGCTCCTGGTGTTAGTAGACTAGCGGCCGGCAAGACTGGTGGATTATACAAATTTGTAGCATCCACAGTCCCCTGGTACCGCCAGTTACTACCAGGATTATTCCAGGCAGATATATCGAAAGGGTTGACCGTTTCTGTCCTCTTATGGAGGTAGAACGGCCCACCACTATCCGATGATGAGGTCATAGACCTCCATCCAGGATGGCTCTGCGAGATAATGTCAGACGTTTGTAACGCCTGCCAAGTCCCGTTAGAAACCAACCAACCGAAACCGTTCCATATATTCCAGGAACCTTGTCCGGTAATGGATGTTTTGCCTGCAACCACAACAAACCACCTTAATTGGATAGTGTTGCACAAATACAAGTGCTGGGAGGGCC